CAGACGACTTTGATCAAATAGATTGTTTAATTGAAGGGCTTAAAGAACATCCTAACAGCAGAAGACATGTTATTACAACATGGAATCCAGATGAAATGTATTATATTACTGATACTAACGACAACCCATTAACTCCTACTTGTTGTCATTCTACGTTGGTACAGTTCTTTGTAAGTAGAAAGATACTCCACATGAAATCTTACCAGCGTTCCGCTGATGTATTGTTAGGATTACCTCATAATTGGGTGCAATCATGGGCATTATTAATGTACTTGGCTAGTGTTTGTAATTACCATGTAGGTACATTAACATGGATACTCGGAGATGCTCATATCTATCAACATGAATCTCATATTGAAGTGGTCAAAGAGTTTAACAGCTTGAATATGATCAACTTCGTTGACAAAGAGAATTTCTTATGCTATAATCACAAGGTAGTTAAGGGGGAAACACAGCCTTTTCTAGCGAGTGACTTCTCTGTTTCAAGCGTGATACAAAAGCCTCTTGTATTTGGAAAACCTATCTTGTTGTAGAAGCCGATAGCTAGAGACTATAGGAGACTGGTTGATGAACCAAGAAACATATAAGTCACCTAGACTATATAGAAATATTTATCTATTAAGATTAAAAGAAGGTGATACTGTGTTATTTCGTGTCGTAGTAAGATCAAGAAACCACAAGTAGAAATATGGAGGATAGAGTACGTGGCGTACAAGCTGCCTTGAAAACAGTTCCAACCTTAATCGGTTGATAGTTCGATTCTATTATCCTCCGAATAATAACGTGCCTGTAGTTCAATGGTAGAACTCCAAACTCATAATTTGGTTATCTAGGTTCAATTCCTGGCAGGCATATTACCTTAATAACTTACCTTAGAAAATCTAATGAGGATTAATAAATGAAAGTGTTTGAAGTTACAACAGAACTTACTGAAAATAATGAGACTAGACAGATAATAGAATACGTTACATCAGATGATGATAAACTGTGCTCTGTTTTTAATTACTATGTTGATCATTGCAAACAATATGAACTTGAATTAGTTGGTATTCGTGAAGTTATTACTATTGTAAATAACATTAAAGTAAAAGAAGAATAAATTATTAATGCGCCCGTAGCTCATGTGGATAGAGCATCAGCCTTCTAAGCTGAGGGTAGCAGGTTCGAGTCATTCCGGGTGCGTCAAATTACGGTAATATGCGGCATTGGCGGAATTGGTAGACGCAACAGTTTTAAACACTGTTATAGAAATATGTAAGAGTTCGAGTCTCTTATGCCGCACCAAGATATAATTAAATTTTGGAGAACAAAATGAGTCTTGATGTATATTTAAGTGAAATGCGAGAAACAACAATTTATGAAATGAATATTACTCATAACTTAGTTAAAATGGCTGATGATGCTGGAATTTACAAATATTTATGGAGACCAGAAGAAATTGGTATTACTAAGGCTGAACAATTAATTAATCCTCTTAGAGAAGGTCTATCTATGTTATTGAGCGATCCTGAGCGATTCAAAAAATTCAACCCTGAAAATAAATGGGGTTCTTATGAAAGTTTAGTTGATTTCGTTCGTAAATACATATCTGCTTGCGAAGAAAATCCTAATGCTTCAGTAAGTGTTAGTCGATGAGTTATTTTGCATGGTAAAATAATATAATTAGTATTGGAAAACGAAATTTACGCATGGATACATATTATGACACTCATACAAATTACATCGTCATATTTCTGTTGCGGTATTATTGTCAGGTCTGGTAAAATAGTTAAAACAGCTCCAATCGTTAAGTATATGATTGGATGGGATGGAAAACAATTTAAACAATACTGTAATAAAAAGAAATTTACTTACGAGATAGTATCTGAATAGGAATTCATAATGTCAAGCATCGTTGATGTCACTGGTAAGCCATTTGAGATGAAAGCAATATCGCCTAATTTCAAAGTCACTAGAAAGTATTTGGAAAGTGATATTGCGATTACTCGACTGCTAACTGTGATTGGCGGTGCACCTGACCCTGATGAAATGCTACGGAAAGCAGGTATTAGACGCTATCAATTAAAGCAACTAGAATTAGATGATGAAGTTGCGCAGTGTATTGATACTCGTACTGAAGCTGTTATTGCAACTCCTTGGCATTTAGAGCCACAAGGAACAAGAGTTACTAAATCTGTTCATGAAATATTAGAGCCTATTATTGATGATTTCCGTCGTGGCGTCATGGATTCAACCTATTACGGTTATTCAGTCCATGAAATCATCTTTGTTGATACAAAGAAATATATTGGAATTGATCGTGTTATATTGAAACCGATGGAATGGTTTACTCCACAACAAGATGGAACCTTACGCTATTTTCCTGATGACTTCTCTGGTGGCCGTGAAGGAATACCCTGTAACCCGCTAAAATTCATTCTAGCGCGCTCTATGGCCACCTACAGCAATCCGTATGGTAAGGCGCTACTCTCCCCTCTTTACTTTCCTGTAACTTGGAGGCGTGAAGGTTGGGGGCTTTGGTTGGCATTCCTTGAGACGTTTGGAGCGCCTATCGTCTTAGGTCAGGTCAGCCAGTATGATGATTTCGTTACGGCCATGGCCAAGCAAGGTGTTCGTTCTACGGTTGCTTGGGAAAGTACCAACGATACAGATAATATCTCAACCATCAATGCCTCGACGGCTGGGGAGTTCGAGCGGCTAGAGAAAGCAATTATCCGCCGTGTTCAAAAATTGATCCTAGGACAGACACTTACTTCTGATGTAGGAACCAGTGGTTCTTATGCGGTCGCCGCCATTCATAATGAAGTACGGAATGATAAACGGCGCGCTGATATTCGACTACAAACTCGTGTTTGCCAACAACTTGTTAATGCTATTTGTGCTGTTAATAAATGGCAAGCACCTAAGTTCTTAATGATGGATGATTCTGGATTAGAGATCAGTAGGGCGCAACGAGATAATATATTAGTCAATGTGTTGGGCGCTAGTGATATTAGGCTGAATAAGGCATACTTCCTGAATAGGTATGATCTACGTCCAGAAGATATTGAAGACATAAAGAATAGTAATCCTACAACTCAATCAATGAATGATCCTAACCAAACTGACTTTACTGGTGCAGATCAATCTGTATCAGGACGATCAGTGGTAACGAATAGTAACGACAATACCAATCAGAATGACAATACCAATCCATGATTAACTTTGAAGCAAGACTCACTGCACCTGGGGTACAAAGCCGGTTAGATGGATTGCTACGGTCTTTGGATGCTGCTGGAAGAAATACTTTATTAAGGAAGATAGCCGCCATACAAATATCGAATACCAAGAGTCGGTTTGCTCACATGAATGAACCTTCTGGTGGACGATGGGAGAAATTAAGGGCGGTCACTGTCTTACATAAAGCAGTAGGACATGGAAGAAAACAAAGAAGTGTAGGTAGTCCTATTCGTATAGGGCTATGGACTGGAGACTTAGTAAACTCCATTAAATATAGAATTGTAGGTAATGAAGTTCGTATTGGAAGCGATGTTCCTTACGCAACGACATTCCACTTCGGCGCTAAAAAACATTCTTTTGGAAACAAGACGCCTTGGGGTGATATTCCTTCAAGGAAATTCTTAGGGACTAATAAGCCAACTAATGATAAAATACTACAAGTAATGAATGTTTATTTTTCGAGGTAACAGGTAATGACTGATACAGTAAGATTTGATGAGTTTATGGCTATAACAAGAGAATGCTTACAACTTCCTGAATCTGAATTCTCTCATTACGAAAGACAATTAAAAATGAGCAATGCTTCAGGCAAGCTAATGTATATTCCTCAGATTGAATCTAGGATAACAAAAAAGAATAGAGACAGGAATAGTCATATTGTTAGCTACTATCAATCGAATAGTAGAAATAGATCAGAATCCGCTAAATCTGTTAAGATGTTAGCGGAGCAGTATGGGCTTTGCGAAGTAATGGTTAGAAAGATTATTAAGAATGGATGATTATTTTCCGAATAGGATTAATCTCGCACTTTCTGGCCAGAAAGTTTCTGCATTCCATCCATCTGTTTCGCTTTGCATTTTGTAACAATCAATAGTACATCCATCAATATCTAGTTCTGGTGTAGCCCATGTACTTGCAAGAAATGTGTAGGTATCTTCAGGTATTTCTCCATCTTCAAGAATATCTCCGCCAGTACATTCCCAATCATTTGCAAGCCCTGCCGCTGCGTACTTAGCACCTCTTTTTTTAATTAGAGTTGCTGCCTTGTCCCAATCAAATACCATTAATTCTTTTCCACGATTCGCTTCACCAAACATAAAAGCTATTGAACTATCCATTACTCACTCCTTTTGCTAATTAAGTAATTGTATCTCTTACTGACTGCCTTTAATGTTCTATAAGGCATCTTCTTCATTATAAACAGATTCGCTGGCATCTTTTTATATAATGCAAGAATCATTTCATCTTCTTCCTTTGAATAGACTCGCTTCCTATTCAAACTATCTGCATCCTCCTTTCCTAGTGATTTCCTATAACTCCATAGTTTGTTTGTAATTGTGTTACAAGAAAACCCAGTCTCACTGCTTATTTCATGTATTGTCTTACCTTCTTTGTAAAGTTCTATGATTGTATTAATCATTTTAATTATTATCTATTCTTGTGTAATAAACGCAATCTTCTTTTAACTCTATTTTCCTGTTGATTTGTCAGCCTATAATATGTGGTTCAGATAGAAAACTCATAGATGCAGGAAGTTTTTTTATTACATAACTATAAGTACAATAACCATCTCCACATGGATGTAAAGAACCATTGACCTTTCTAATCCAAATAGCAAATTTACAGCCATTACATGTTCTCATAAATTCACCTATTAATATTGTTTATCTACATTCATGGTTTCAGCAGCAAGATGAAGTAATGTTTTGTATGTTTCTTCATCAAGAAACCATCGTGCTTCATTGATGAACGAAGCAGAAATACCTCTACCATGTTGACATAATAATGTCAACTCCCTCCTAAGATTCTCTGCTCTAATCTTTGCTAATTCAAGGCTATCATCATAGTTACTTGCATTGTTCATGACATGATATTTAATTCTACGCAACTGTGCTTTCTTTGAGTGCAGCTCTTTATTCTTATAACTTAATGCTGTTCTTGCATTAATGACGAATGTCCTATTTGCGTCTGTAACTTCGTGATGATCTTTCAGTTGTGTCTTAATATCATATATCTCTGACGCCAATAAACAGATACTATTTGTTAAATCAATAATATCTCCTTCAATATCTTCTTCAATCATAAAATGACCTTTGTATTTATTGGAGCCATAACTAGGAATCGAACCAAGATCAACTGAGTACAAATCAGTTGCATTACCATTATGCTATTATGGCGTTTCGTCTTTTAATAACTTTAAGTTATTTTCCGATGTACTAATAATTACAGTTAAATCACAAGTACAGTATTCGTTATCCTCCATCCCTGGACCTACTAATTGATAGTCACTATCAAAGCAGAAATGCCATCCATCTGCAATTTCTTGTATGGATAGCTTTTCTTTTCTGTGTGAAATATCTGAATATCTTTTGTTGTTCATTTGTTAATGAAGTATATAATAATCTGAGTAATCGTAAACCCAACAACAATACCTATAATTAAGTTCCAGTCTACTGATTCCAATGTACTATCCTTCTTAAATAAGCAACCTAGCTCCAAACAAGACACTATTTTACAACAAAAAGCTCTCTAAATCAACATAATGTAGACTATTGATATTAGTAATTAGATAGTTTTTAGCTATTGTAGATCAGAATCTAGCGATGATCATCGTGAAACTTAAAGTGGCAAGTCCTACATAGTGTTGTTAAAGCGTCCAAACAATCATGACTCCATTCCTTTGGATAGTACCGATGGTGAACATTTAACTCAAACGGTGAATTACAGATACGACAACGATGGCCGTCTCTGAAAAGAGCTTTGTTTCTTAATACTATCCATTGTTGACTATGTAGGTAATCTTTATATTTCACATTCTATCAATCATCCACAAAATGATGCTCCACATTCCAAACAAGTCTTACATCCATCGAGAACAACAACAGACATTGCTTTACATTTATCACACAATGCTCCTTTAATAATTCCATCAGAACTATTATTTGTTTTGTGCTCTATCATCTCTTTAGCTGCAACGGCTAATGATTTATCTTCTTTTATCATACCAATATCTATTAAATGAGTTTCTATTACATCCCCAATCTCTGCAACAATCGACTGCATATAACGCCCTCCCTTCTTGAAATGCCCTCCTTTTGGATCACATACAGACTTTAATTCTTCGACTAGGAATTCTACATTTCCTCCATTCCTGAAAACAGCAGAAATCACTCTTGTTAATGCTACTATCCATTGAAAGTTCTCCATAGCCTTCGAGTTAATGAATATCTCAAACGGCCGTTCTTTTCCATCAACAATAATATTGTTGATAGTAATGTATAACGCATGGTCTGATATCGGTGTCTTTACTTTGTAAGTCTTACCAGAAATAACTTCATCACGCTCAAGAAGTACATGCTGATTGTGAATCACTTCTTTGTGTTCTTTATTTTCAGAAACGGATACTGAAACTATTTTACTATTGATTTGAGTAGGCATGGTATTCCTCTTGTTTGATTGATTATATCAATTTAAGTAATACATTACAATAAATCGTAATTATGTTTTTAGTTGAATGTTAATTAATTTATGATTGACAGGCACATTATCGATATTTATAATCGACAATAGTATTTTAATAGGCATAATCAATTGAACTTACCTAAAATTGCATCAAGGGTTTTTAACACACCATTGATGATTCAGTCAACAAAGCTAGATGCCATTCTTCATGGATTGGGCACTCGCTTAGGTGTTGATTATCATGAACAACCGGACGCCTTTATCTCCGCGCGTACATCCCGCAATCCAGGAGGATTCAGGACGACAGGTAACGTCGGTATCATTGATGTCTTTGGTGTGCTAGTTCATCGTGGCGGTGGCATGACCGCTGACTCTGAATATGTACAGGGTTACGATGGGATTGCTTCACAGCTAGATGCCGCCGTTAAAGACAATAGTGTAAAACATATTATTCTGAATATAGATTCTCCGGGCGGAGAAGTCGCTGGTGTTTTCCAGCTTGCTGATAAGATTCATCAAGCAAGTTTGATTAAACCGATTACAGCGATGGTTGATACTTTGGCTACTAGCGCGGCCTATTTAATTGCCAGTGCTGCATCATCTATTTCTATAGATCAAAGCGGCATGTCTGGTTCGATTGGCGTGTTGGTTAAACATGCTGATTTATCGAATGCAATGGCAATGGAAGGCGTAAAGATCACTCATATTTATGCAGGATCGCATAAGGTTGATGGAAATCCTTATGAGCCATTGAGCCAAGATACTATTAATTCTGTACAAGATCGAGTGAACAAGGTTTATAACCAATTTGCGAATGCAGTGAGTTCATATAGAGCTAACTATGGACTCTCTGTAGATATGATTAAATCCACTGAAGCAGATACTTTTGATGCTGAAAGGTCTATTCAATTACGTTTAGCTGATCGCATTGAAAGTGCTGATCATTTGATTAGTCGATTACAAGACGAGGTTAAGATGGACGAGATTAATAAAGCTCTCGATACTCTGAAAGCTGAGAATGCAGAATTGCTTTCTAAGGTTCAAGCAAGTACAGAACTGATTGATCAACTCAATGCGAAGATTTCTGCATTGAATGATAAGATTTCTGCTGAATCTAACCGTGCCGATACGGTTACTGCTACAGCAAATGAATTGATTGGAAAGCTCAAGGCGATTCATGATGCCGAACGCAAAGAATCAATTAAGGCGTTGTTTGGTAATCTTGGATTGACTGTTTCTGAAGACAAAGAAAAGGCTTATATGGCCATGTCCGATGAGACGTTCAACATGATTGTCAATGATTTCACTACGACTAAACCTAATTTACCGGATTCTTTCTTTAAAGATACCGCTACCAGTGGGAAACCTCAATCCAGCGAGATTGAATTAGCCACTGAACTGTATAATCAAGTGGCTGGAGTTAAATAATGGCGACTTATACTGAAGCATATCGCCCTTACGAGTTTCTACTCAGTGAGGCTGAAGGTACTCTGAGCCGCAAGTCAATTACGTTGGCAAGTGGGGCAGGTAGTCTAGTTTCCGGTTCTGTGTTAGGCGAAAAGACGGTCGTTCAAGCGGCCGCTCCTATTCCTACTATCGTCGGCACGGGTACTGGTTTGATGAGTGCCCTGAAGTTCGGTCCTGATGTTCAGGTCGGTTCTTATGTAATCACTCTGACAGCCACCAGTTCGACGGCGGCATTTACTGTTACAGCTCCTGATGGCACTGCGCTACCGAATGGTGCTGTTGGTACGGCTTACAAGAGTAATCATCTGTCGTTCAGTATTGCGAATGGCGGCACGATGACTTCCGGTGATGCTTATACCGTGGTTGTCACGGCTGGTGGTACTCCGGTTCTTGTCGGTACGGGTAGTGGAACAGTCAGTGGTGTCACTCTGGGTAAGAATGCGAAGTTGGGTACTTATCGTATTCAACTGAAAGCAACATCCGCGACGGCTGAATTCCAGGTTTCTGATCCTGATGGTAACTTGATTGGGTTCGGTAATGTGGCTACCGCGTACACGTCCGATCATGTCAACTTTACGTTGGCTAACGGCGGCACGATGACTGCTGGCGACTACTTTAATATCGTGGTTGCGAATCAGAGTGCGGTAACTGGTTATTATTACCTGTGTGATCCGGCTGCTGTAGATGGTACTCAAAATCCTGCGGGTATTCTGGGTGCGGCTGCTGATGCCAGTTCTTCTACGAAGACTGCTACCGCCATTGTTAGGCTTGCAGAAATCAAGTCTGGCGCTCTTACTTGGAAAAGTACGGTGACTGCGGCTCAGAAAACGGCTCTACTGAAAAAGTTAGCCGCTACCAAACAAATCGTGGCCCGGAGCTAAAACCATGTTTGACATCTATCGTGATTATTTCACCCGTGAGAACTTGATGGCAAGTATTGTTAAGTCGCCTTATATTCCTGGGCGTCTTGCTGAATACTTTGAAACCATCCCGTTGACTTCGACTACCTTGGCGCTTGAATCTCAGCCTGCTAATGGTGCGAGTATTCTGGCTGGCGTATCCCGTGGTACTCCGTCGAAGATTGAAACTCTCGAAAAGCGTAATGTTTATACTTTCGAGGTATCTCATCATCGTACCGATGGCAGTGTTTATGCGGATGAAGTGCTAAATGCTCGTTCTGCTGGTGCTTCGGGTAGCGCTGAAATCATCATTCAGCGTCGTGATATGTTGATGGCGCGGATGCGCCGTGACATTGACTTGACGCATGAATCGTTGCGTATGGCCTGCCTGATTACTCCGACCAATGGTTTCGGTACGGTTCCAGCAAGTCAGCAGATTGCATTCAATACAGATGCGACGAAGACCCGCGCTGAAATCTTTACCAAGATTGTGTCTCCAATTGAGACTGCTCTTGATGGTATTCCGTTTTATGGTATTCGTGCTCTATGCTCAGATGCCATGTGGGCGAAACTGATTGAGAATGCGGCGATCAAGGCGACTTGGCTGAATTATCAGCAAGCCATGAATCTGCGGAATGATCCGCGTGAACAGGTATTCTTTGGTGGCGTAACCTTTGAGCGGTATCGTGGTACAGGTACGGTAGCCATTACTTCAGGAAGTTTGATTGCTTTCCCTGAAGGTGTTCCCCAGATGTTTATCCAGGCGTTTGCACCGGCGGATACCATGGATTCTGTGGGCGCTGGCGCTCTAGGCACTCCATACTGGCCGCAAGCTCGTCTTAGCCAGGATAATCGCCGCTGGTTTATGGAACTGCAAACCAGTCCCGCGATGGTTTGTACTCGTCCGCCTGCTGTCCTGCCGATCAGTACCGACTAATGGCTTACTGTTCGTATAATGACCTTGTTCTTGCCTTTGGCGAGAATGAGGTTGTTAATATGCTAGACCGTGATCGTGATGGAACTGAAGATGATGGTGTAGCCGATGATGGAATCGCTTTCGCAACTGACCTCATTGATGGTTATTTGCGGGAGCGTTATTCTTTACCTATTTCATCTGTGCCAAGAAATCTAGTTGGTGTTGCCTGCGATATTGCAAGGTATCGTTACTATCAGGATCAACCGACGGATTTGATAGTCATGCGTTATCAAGCCGCATTGGAATGGTTGCGTGATGTTTCAAATGGTATTGTTAATATAGAAATTATTGATGAACCGATTAGTACTTTCATTGCATCATCAACGCCTGAGCAAGTATTTACAAGGTTAGTTTGGTAATGACATTCTATCCTCATCTTGAGACACTACTAACTGAATTAAAGTCTCAGTTAAATCTTGAGTATGATGTAGAAGCGTATGCTGATATGAGTGATATTAGCATACAAAAAACACCTTATATATGTATTGTTGCAGAACCATCGGAAGTTAAAGATTTAATCTCAGATGGAAAGACTATTAAAAGTATTCGTACTGAACAGTTCTGGACTATTTTATCTGTTGTTAGGAATGCAAGTGACCAGTTAGTAACGAAACCATTACTTCTTGAATTAGGATCATTAATGGGTGATGTTATTAATGTTCTATGCAAAAGAATTATTACTAGCGGTGGTCCGTTAAGAATTGTTGATTTCCCACAACCTATTCCAATAAAGGGTGGTGGAGTTGCCGGAAAGATACGCATTGGAATTCAATTCTTGTTTAATTCGGAGTAAAAGATTATGGCTGGTTTACGAGGCGCTGGTAAAGTTTATTTGAGTATCTATCGTAATAGCGCCTACGGCGCTTTCTATGATATGTCTAATATTGCGAGTATCGCTCTTGGAAATAGCGGTGCGAATACTGTTAATTTGAAGTCTACTGCACCAGCTAATTATGGAACGGTTATTGGCAGTACAACGACTCCAGGCGATGATACGATTTCCATCACACTGAATGATCCTAACCGTAAGAATCTATCCAACATGTTGTTGGGTACTGATACGACGGTGACTTCTGCAGGTAATACGGTTGCTGCTGAAGCGCATACTGTAGTGGCGACGGGTAGTGTTATTCCACTCACTTATCGCCATATTAGCGCGATTACCGTTACATCTAAAGATGCGGATGATGCCAGTGCTCATGCAACAACGACTGCTTATTCGTTGGGTGATTATGTTACTGCTACCGTATCTGCAGTGCCTAGTTACTTTAAATGCACTACGGCTGGTACTTCTGGCGGATCAACACCTTCGTTTTCAGTCACTACTGCTGGTACTTCTACGACTACTGATGGTACGGTGACTTGGACTTACATGGGTAAGATTACCAAGGTTGCTGATACTGATTATCTGGTTAGTAGCGATGATGCAGACAATGGCTTGATTGAGATTCTTAGTACCAATACAGGTGGCTTTGAATTGGGTCGTGACATTAATGTGGCTTATACTTATGGTGCTTATACCGGATATAGTATTGATGCACGAACTGAAACTGAATTGAATTGCAAGATGCTGTTCTTGGGTCAGAACCTTGATTCCGGTGAAATTATTCGTGTAACAGCTAACTCTGTTAAGTTGTCGCCAGAAGGTGATTTCAACCTTATTTCTGCCGATGGTGCTTTCATTGAATTTACATTGAAGGGAACCATTGCTGTACCGACCGGAGAAACAGTCCCATTTGTTGTTGAAGTGATTACCTAAGGAATCTTATGAAAACCGTTAGCCGAGAATTAACATTTGGTGATTTAACTGTGACGGTCAGGGAATTGACCGTTGCAGAAATTCGAGTCATGCTTTCTGAGAAGCCTGATGAAGATAAAGAATTTGATGTCTTTATTGATATTCTTGGATTCGATGGCGTAGGTGTTGAAGACCTTTACCGGTTTACCGATCTTAAGAAAGAATCGATTGAAACACTCAGTCCTAGTTGTTTGGCTAAGATTGCAGCAGTTGTCAAGGAGGTCAACTCTGTTTTTTTCAACCAATTCCTTCCAACGGTCAAGCGAATAAGCGACCAAATAGACTCTCAAAAGCTCCTGTCAGAGACTTCGAGCGACAAGTCTGTTCCCTAATCCGCGCTGGCCATACGCAAGCCTGGGAGTACCCTTGGTCGGTATACATCTCTGCAATAGATGATGCGAATGCCGATCAAGCCTCAACTAAAGGTAATTAATCATGGCTTCTAATGACCTCTTGATGCGAATACAGCTACTTGTTGACGCTGGGAAAGCGAGTGCCCAGCTCAAACAAGTTAATAATGAATTGCGTCGGTTAAAGTCAGAAGCCAACACAATCAAGAATACAAGAATACCTACATTAACAAACGATATTGCCAGACTAAATACTCAGCTTGCTACATTAAGAACTAATTATGCTGCACAATCTAGCAACAATGCAGGATTAACTAATGCACAAATTACACAACAAAGACAAGCATATAATCTAGCATCACAAGCTATAAAGCAACAAATAGCGCAAACAAGGCAAGAAATCACTTCAGCAAGAATTACGTTAGCATCTCGTACAGCAGAAATTCAATCTAATGAATTATTAGCTCGTTCACTAATAGGTAGAAATAATGCCTTAGAAGGCTCTAGAAGAAGAATAGCATCTTTAAATGGAGTTGTTAGGTCTGGAACTGGAGCTATAAAGCAATTTGGAAGTGCGCTTACCTTTGCATTAGGTCCGCAAGTCGCTGGATTTGCTGCTGCTGGTGCTATATTTGCTTTAGTGCATGGATTTGTAGAAGCAAATAAAGAGATAGAAAATTTAAGGCGCGGTCTTAATTCTATATCTGACTTTGGTGGCGTACTATTCTCAGATTTAAATGATATTGCTGATCGTACAGGCCAGTCGATACTTAATGTATCTGATTCATTCTTACAATTAACGTCCTCTGCTCAAGGGACTAATTTAGAAGGAGCGGCCACTAGACAGATATTTGAAGCGGTAAGTAATGCGTTAGTTATTACTGGTGCTGATGCTGTACGTTCTCGTAGAGCATTCTTAGCCATTGCTCAGATGATGAGTAAAGGTCAAGTCTATGCTGAAGAATTAAGACAGCAACTTTCAGAAGCATTACCGGGTGCCGTTAATGTATTCTCGCGCGCTCTTGATGTTCCTCCGTCAAAACTATTAGATTTAATGAAGCAAGGTAAGGTATCTTCCGATTCCTTAATCTTGTTTATGGAAGAATTGAAAAGAACTTACAAACCTATACCACAAGACTTATTTACAATATCTCAGAAATCCGCATTACTACAGAATAGTATGCTGCGGTTATTTACTGCAATTGGTGACACTGGTATTTGGAGGTCGTTTGGAAATTCATTAATATATGCAAAGAATTATATTGATAACGCAACATCCAGTGTTGCTGAATTTTCAGATAATGTTACTATCACTTATGAATATTTAAAGAAACTTGATTCTATTGTTGGTGTATTTTCAGCAATATCTGATGTAATCAGTGGACTTTCTAATGAATCATTAAGTGTATTTAATGAAGCATTTTCAATTATATCCTCATTACCAGAGACTCTATCAAGAACAATCATAGAATTAAAAAGCATTATTAGTAATGCTGGATTAAAGTTAGATATTCCAGTTACAGTTTCTAATGGGAACGTATATGGAAACCTATTAGGTGACTTTAATAATTTTGATAAGCAGTGGACTGAAAATGTCTATTATTTAATAGGAAAGACTGGAAAATTAATTGAAGATATTTTCAATAAACCTTATACAATACCTACTTTTGAAGAATTCTCAAAAGGAAACGAAACTCTTGCAATATTAAAATCAAGGCTGGATAGTATTAATGATGATATACAGGTTCTAAATGATAAAAGTGAAAGATTTGGAGGATTAAATTCGTTTGACTCAAAACAATTAAATGATCTTAATGATAAATTAATCATAATTAAGGGTAGATATGATGCTATATATAATGCAAACTTATCAAAATATAATGCTTTCGTAGCGCAAAAGGAAAACGAGAATAAACTTGTACAAAGGAATGTAGATAATGCAAAGAAAGAACAAGATGCAATTACTAATGCTGGACTTGCTTATGAGTCAAGTAAGAGAAATGCAGCGATACTTCGTGACTTAAACAAATCATCGTTACCGATATTAAGTTCTATTCAAAAAAGCGTTGAACAGATTACTAACATTAGTAAGGCTAACGAGAAAACACAACTTAATAAGGTAGAAGCATTAAAAGAAGAACAAAAGATTGAAGATGACATCTTTGATATTAATCAGAAACAAAAGAAGTCTGCTGATGACGCTTTAAAGAGTAGGCTTGCTGATTCTCGTACTCTACTAGAACTTGAAGTTGAGAGAGTCAATGCGTTAAAAGAAGCAGAACAAAATGCAAAAGCACTTTCTGAAGGTCGCGCTGCTGCTGGAGTTTACTTTACTCCAGAACAGAGAAAAGCATCTGATGATGAAGAAAAGGCAAGACAGTTAAAAATAAAAGCACTTCAAATCATTGAAGAAGCTAATAAGTCTAATAGCGAAATAGAGAAACGCGCATTAAGAGATAATGCAAAATATTTGTTGGATCAATCAAATGATCTTTACAAGAGTGCTGGCAATGCTTATCTTCTAGGAAAAGGTTTAGATGAAGTAAAAAGTATTCTTGAGGCTAATTCAAAAGTCTCAGAAGATAATCTAAATAATACCGAAAACAGATTAAAAGCAGAACGTGAATATGGTCAGGCCGTCAAGTTCTTTCAGGATGCAGAGAAAAGTAATTTAGGTTCTTTAGCTACTGAATACAGAAAGTATGCTTTAGAAAAAGCGAAATCGGCTGCTACTGGATTTGCTGATATTGGTAATCAAGGTAAAGTTGATGAACTCAATGCTTTATTAACTAAAATATCTGAAAAGAATCTTCAAGTCTCTGCTGAGCTTGATGATAAAATACAAGCAGCGCTAGAAAGATCAAAGAAAGAAATTGATCCAGAACTTGTTGTAAGGCAATTAAGTGATCTTACTGGACTACTTGATCAGTATAAACAAGCCTATGCAAATGCTTTGTCTGATCCTAATATCCAGCAAGGCGTGTTAGATAACTTTAAAGAAAAAATAACCTCCATCAATAACGATCTATTGCGACTCACTGAGAAGCTTTCTGGAACTCAGTTCGCAACTCAGATACCTGCAACGATTGATATTAAAGCGATAGAAGATAGTGTCAAAAGTATCAGCAGTGATCTTGTTAAGAGCGATACTAACGTCAAAGTTCCTTTTGTTATTACTGATGAATCTAAAGCAGAAATACAACGGTATATAGAATATATTGGAACACTAACGCCTCAGTTAAAAGTGCAAATCGTTTATGATGATCCTGGTTATTCTATAGATGGTGTTACTACAAGTGGAGTAAAGCGCGCATTAGGCGGTCCTATTCCTGGTTATGGTGGAGGTGATCGAGTAAGAGCACTATTAGAACCTGGAGAATTTGTACTCAGGAAAGAAGCAGTCCGTTCTATTGGATTGGACAAACTCATTCAAATGAATCGCTTAGGTTATCGTTCTACAGCAAGGTCGGTAGATAATCTAGCTATACCAAGATTTGCTGGAGGTGGTCCTGTTAGTGGTACTCCGTTTGTTATTAACATCGGTGGAAGATCGGCCGTCAGTGGTTATGTTAGTAATAGAGACCAAGCAAAAGCATTGGCAGATATTCTAACTAAAAGTGCGAGGTCATTATAATGGCCGTATCTATAGGAACCGTAACTTTTAACGGATTAGGCGAAGATCAAATTACATGGAGCAATCGGTATACATGGCAACCTGTAGGACAGAGTACACGCTATGCAATTGCAGGTAATATTCATCGTATTGAAAATCAAAGAGCAGGACGGCCTATTATCTTGACCGCTGAATTACCGTGGTGCTGGCTGACGAATACGACGGTTCAAGCACTCGATCTACTTGCTTCATCTTCTGGATCATTTAGTTTTGTGTTTGGTTCTTATACGTCTACGGTCATCTTTGATCGTGCCAATGGGCCATTTCAATTCACACCAGTAGACCCGATAGAAACCTACTTTACTGGCACAATATCATTGCTTGAGGTATAACCATGTCTATTCTTTCTTCTGAATTAAAGTTCTATAAATCAGTAGTTGTCAATGATACCTCTAGTAATGGAGGTCGTATGTCCACAAACCAATGGACTAGCGGACTTACAGGCCAAGAATGGCCCAACATTAGCAGCACTGATATGTCGGCAGGAAGTACGAAGTATCGTAAGTTATTTCTCAAAGTCGCTAATGTCGATGATCTATCTGCATCCAATGTCCGTATTGGTATTCATAAGCCAACGACAGGCGATGATAAGATATTTCTTATCGAAGGAACACAGACCGACATACAATCTGCATTCGGAACAACACTATATGGAAGTGGACAACTAGATTCTAATGTTTCTGCGAGTGCATCCAGTTTTGATGTACTTGTTGAAGATGGTGCTGATATTATTTTCCGTGATGGTGATAATATTCGTATTTCAGATAAAGCGACATTGGATGGCGCTGGCAATGAAGAATTCCATGTCGTCAGCGGAACGCCGTCTGTTGCTGGAGATGTCGTTACTGTAACTATAGCAGGTACGCTGGCCAATGGTTATAGCGCCTCAGATACTTATATCTCCAGCTTAATTGATGCAGGGACTATTAAGGCGAGTGTAGGTTCTCCGACTGTTACCAGTACGTCTGGAACCTTCGATGAAACCAAGATGACGGCTCATGCGATTGGTGGTCTGTATGAAACATTCACATTCACATTCACTTCAGGAACTGCATTTAGTTGCGTCGGAGATACGTTAGGTTCGGTAGGTACTGGAAACATTAGTAGCACTTTCCAGCCGACTAATTCAGCGTTTGGTACTGCTTACTTTACATTGCTACCTGCTGCTTGGGGCGGAACCTATTTATCTGGTGATACGGTGGTAATTACTACTACGCCAGCCGCGTATGGTTTTGTTGAAAAGAGGGTAGTGCCGGCAGGCGCAACAACCATTAATCCTTACACGCTCACATTGATTGCTTTTGTCGAAGGCTAATAAATGTCATCTGTTTCCTCATCGACAACTGTTGCGTTTAATACAGAATCATTCAATGGATCACTCACGCTTGAATACCATATTGGAAACTTCCAATATGGTAAAGGAACACCCGTTCGTCTTTATCCTAATGTGAACGCTAAGTTAGCGGCCACTAAAGGAACAGCAGAACTCGGTGAAACTCGCATTGAAAAAGTCGATGAGATTGTTGACTTCTCTGGAAGTGCAGGAAGTCTAAAACGTCCTAATGGTACAAACTTTATTATTAGTCCTATTCTTGATATTTCTTTTGACAAACAAGGAAATGTAGTCAGTCCAGTAGTTCATTATGATTCAGATAATGACCAACTGGTTTCTGATATTCCTTTTTATGGTGCAGTCAGTGTTTCTTATGACGCCGCTTATAAATTAATTTACTATAAACCTGACTTAAAGTATTCATTGCAATCCGATGGATCATACTTGCTTTCAGAATGGGGATATGGAACATTATACGCATTCTATGAAGGACAATCAGCTAAACTTGAAATGAAGTATGAAGAAGATAATCCTACTCAATGGATGGAATTCTATCGGGTTGTTAGTGATATTGTTCTTGATCCTGATGGCTCTTGGGAGAAACCTCCTAATTGGGATGAAAACCCTAAAGATGGTACTTTTCCTGTAGGCGATCATGAAATTGATCCTGATAATTCTTTTACTGATGAACGATTACATGAAATTGGTGATGTATCTAGAATAGGCCAAGTCGCTTCATTCTGGCGTCGATTCTATGCGCCATTATTAGAACCCTATAAAACAGCAGGAACAAGTTTCACGCCAAAGTATTATTTAAAGTGGGCATCATTGCCTAGTGCATCGCAAGACCCTGATGGAATATGGCGGGCTGCATTTGGTAGGGCAGATAAAGCTGCTGTACTAGCATCATTAAAGCAAATTTATACTGGAATAGTGGTTCGATAATGGGAAGATATAGCACACTTAATAATGGAATACGATGGTCTATAGCTGGCTATACATTACTAAGTAATCCAAATAGTATTACAAACACTGAATATCGAAATGGAGTGACGCCTTTTGGTTTGGATGTTGTAGCGCATCAATCATTTTCAGAATCATTTTTAGGAACTGTAGGATCATTTTCTGGTACAGAATTTTTACTGCCGTCTCCTGTTGCAATACGCGCAGCAGGAAATGATGAATGGCGGTCGATGCACAGAGACATCGACGCTATAACAGCGATAGGCGGGAGCGCTGATGTTACCTATCCGGCCAGCGAAACATTAGGCCCAAGAGCAGGTAATGTAGATTGGACTAATGGTACATCTAGGTTGACATGGTGGGGTCCTAATTCACGTTACTGGTATCAGACAGCACCGCGCAGTCGTTACGAATCACAGCACGCTTTAGATTTATATCCTGGATTATTATGTTATGCTAATCGTATGCCTGTACGTGTTTTCTTCCGTCCACAAGTCACTAATTTAGATGGGTTAGACTATCGATACGACGCGCACGTTGATGAGATATGTTATCATGCAAAACCTGGCACTGGAATGCACTATGCTTTACTTGATTATCGTTCACGTCTATTAGTTCCGGTCAACGCTTTTTCGTTTGGACCGTACTCAAAAGAGATTTACAATAGAGGGTTAATTATTGCTACCGCGCCAGCCCCCGTTTTAGGGTGCGCTTATGTACAACATCCCACAACAAAGAAATCGCTGTTAATAGCCGTCTGTAATCATTCCGGTGCATCTCCATATAGTTCTAATTATGACGTAGCGTATGTTCTTGAGGATGAAGGATGGATGGAGATAGCCAGCCTATTGCATGTATGGCCGAATAATACTTTTGATAATTACACTTATACTGATTCTGTCTTTGAATTTGTTTATGCTGACGGAAGTTATGCAAAATCAGTACAGGTAAAAGATGAATTTGTAGCGCGTAGTATGTCAATACAAGCGATTTGGTGCTTTAATAAATCTGGAACTCAAGCGGTAAGCATCCGGTTTAATGGTTCTGAAGATACAAAGATTACTTTTGATTTATCTTTTACATCATCATCAGTCAACGGCGCATTTAATTGGAGAAGCAGCGCGCATAACGTAACTACAACACTTTCACAAAGCGTTGATCCGAATCCATATCCAGGTGATAGTGGCCCATTAAATACTAGCGTCACTCAATCTGGATCAGCAACTTACACAAAAACAGGAACTAGATATTTAGCATTTGACTATATTGATGATGATGAGGTTTCTTTATATGTTACACTCAATAATTCTATTTCATTTACAGGAACAGATTCTACTGAAGTAGAAACTCACCCAACAATAGGTACAAATAATTTATCAGAATCAGCATCTAATAGTGCAACAGAATCATTAGTAATGAATGGAGTAATAATAGAATCAATAAGCTCAGACTTTAGTGAAACATTAGGAGCTAATAGTTATTGCACTTATAGCCCATTAGCTACAAATGCCTCTATAGGGAGAAACACCAGTTCATCTCTTGCAAAATCGGTTGTTATTCAATTCGCTGATTTACGATATAAGGCGATTGGATACATTAAAAGCCAACTTAATTCTTTTTCTGCATCATCAAATCAATCTATTGACTCTGGAGGATCAAGGGAAATTTATCCTTCTATTAACTCTATTTTAGACATGTCTTCCTCTGCAACCTCTGGTGGTGGCGCAATAAATATCATTATTCTTGTTAATAATATTGAGATTAAAAATGATAGTTATATATTAGATAGCTTCTCTGGAAGCTATAGCAATTATCCTTATGGAGCACTTGAAGCGTTTAAAATTCTTTTTCCAGAAATTGCAAGTGGTCAAACAGATTACGAAAACATACAGTATTTTGATTCAAGAATCACTAACAACATGGAATCTTTTGCTGCTGGTTCTTATGATTCAGGGTTTTATTTCTACGGCTTTAGCCCTACCTACATGTGCCCAAATAAAGGCATGTATCGTGAGCCTGATTTGTTTTTTCTAGGAATGGGATACGCTTCTGCATCATTTAAAAGCGTTGATGATTATGTTATTCATGGTCTTGAAATAGGTGGAGCATTGCAACATTATTTTAATGTTCCACCAAAGAGTCAAAAAAACACTCCAACTACCTATCATAAACGATTAAGGTGGCTATCAGACTTGGGGGATTTAATTGATTATAATTCTGGTGGCTCTCTTGCTGTATTAGCACCTGCTACTTTAGGTGCAGCAGAAGGAGTTCCACTTTCATTAAATATCGGAATGAATTATATTAATGAGGCTATCCATGAAGGATTTTACTTGTCAGGTCAAAAAACATTCACTTTAATAAAAAAACCTAATCATGATATAAGCAATACAGCAGATATGGTTTCTGCTACTGGACTTCCATCTGAAACTTTTGACGATACCACTCATTTTGGTCCTGTTAGACACATTAGGTAATAACAATGACTACATATCATATTAAAAATACTGGATCAAATACTGGCCCGTATGATACATGGGCTAAAGCAGCTAAAGAAATTTCAACACCAACATTGAGTGCTGGTAATATTTACTATTTATCGAGCGCGCATGTACAAAATAATGCGGCCGCCTTAACTCTAATGTCTAATTCAAATGATGTGTCAGTAGCTAAGCTTATTAGCGGTATTGAAGACTCTCCATCAGGTCTGTTGTCTAGTAGCCAAGGAGCAACGATCAATGTAGGGTATAACTCTACATCAAATATTGATCTTACCATATGGGTCTCTGCTTTGTTTTATGGAATAGTGTTCAATGTTGGATATAGCACATCACGGAATAATATTATTTTAGGGCACCCCACATCATTTCCAGATTGGCCAATCACGCAAACCTATGAAAATTGCTTGTTCAATTTTATTGGGAATAGCGATGCTTCTAGAATAAAACTAGGATCAACCTACGCAAACGCATACACACCAAAAATATATATCAACAACTGCTCTATAAAGTTCAGTAGCATATATCAAGGAATATGGTGTTCTGCTGGTAGTTTTTATATCAATAACCTGTCCATAGAAGCAGGCTCCAGCGCCATCACGACTTTAATTACACAATTTGGAGTTGTTAGCGCAAATAACATTAACATTGTTTTTTATGGCTGTGACTTTTCTAGTCTAAGTGCTAGTCTTTCGATTCTCGGAACACAAACAGGCTCAGGAACTATAAAACTCATTAACTGTAAAATGCCGTCTGGATGGACAGGTACACTTTATTCAACAATTAATTCTGGCGTTAGAATTAGTTTATATAATTGCGATGATGGAAATACAAACTACAAAACAATAATTGCTGATTATCGTGGAAAGCTAGTTACTGAAACCGTTTATGTAAGAGATACAGGGGCAAGTGATGGAGTAACACCTATTTCATGGAAGATTATTGATAGTAATATCGCTTTTCCACACGCATTCGATACAGACCCCATCATCCTATGGAATGACTACGCTGGAATCTCAAAAACCATTACGATTCATGTCCTAGTCGATGCAGTAACAAACTTGACGAATAATGAGTTATGGGCTGAAATATCCTATTTAGGGACTTCCGGGGAAACCTTGGGGTCCGTGATCAGTACCCGAGAGACAGACCCTGTTTCTTCTGGAACAGATTTGCTGGCCAGCGATGCGATCTGGACCACAACGGGAATGACATACCCTAATCCGCAAAAAATAACGGCTACCATTACGCCGCAACAAAAAGGCCCCATCTACATCACCCTGCATTCATGCAAGCCTGGAGCAGGAACCATCTACGTTTGCCCCAAGGTTGAAATAACCTGATGACTTACCAAACTGGTACTGGCGCATACTCTGACGATCAAGGAGCACAATATAGCACTCCGTTTGGATACTTTCTTTCTTATGGTGGCATATCAGGTTTTGTATTAATAGAAGTCTCTCATGAGGCGTCGTGGGGTTTAGAACCACTTCCATATTATACTAGCCATGATGCGTCATGGAATAAATTCATCAGTTCTAGCCATCAATCATCGTGGCGTACTATTGAACAAATTAATTCTGAACATCAATCTTCGTGGGGATTATTACAGCCATCCATAGAGCATCAATCCTCATGGGGATTGGTGGCCTCCATCACGCATTATTCGTCATGGAGACAGACCGAAATCCTTTCTACTGGCCATGAGGCGGCCTGGGAGGCGCTTTCCGCCATCAGCAGTACCCATACAGCGGGTTGGGACAGGGCTGTCGTACTGGCGCTCTCCGTGGCTCATGCGGCGTCTTGGGATAAGACTTCGACCTTATTTTCCAGTCATCAATCAGGATGGAATAGATTACCCATTATTTCTAATGAGCATCAATCTGGTTGGGATAAGTATTATACTCTATCAAATAGTCACCAATCTGGTTGGGATAAATACTCTATTTTATCAACTAATCATAATTCAGGTTGGGATAAATACTCTATCATTTCCAATGAACATGATTCATGTTGGGATAAATATTATACGCTATCAACTAACCATGAATCAGGCTGGGGTAAGTATTATATTACTCATAACGAGCACCAATCTGGATGGGACTTTAATGCGCCTATTACGATTGAACATGAGTCATCATGGAGGTCTATAGATTATCTATCTATACAGCATCTTTCTTCATGGTATGAATTATCATTATCAGTAGAACATAAATCTTCATGGCGTCAATATATTGAAGGAACCGTTAGTACAGAGATTGATTTGGTTGCTACAGTGGGTGGCAATAGAGTATTTATTTCTTCTGCAACCGTCTCTTGTGATGAAGGATCAAGTTATTGGTCCTGCGAAATGCAATTAGTTAATGCAAGCGATAAATCACTATTTACAAGGAATACGCCATTCTATGTAAGTTGGTTTGGAACTACATTTAACTTCATTGTTGATAATAGTCCATTAAATAGAAGTATTGATTCAGAAGGAAATGTCAATAATACCGTCTCTATTAATGGATTATCACCACTCTGTATGTATGAATCTCCAAGAGCAACCGTCATTACAAAGACATGGGATACGCCATTATTATCAAGCGTTATCGTCACTGAACTCTTGGGTAGCGTAACATGGAACTTTGTGGATTGGGTTATTCCTGCAAATAGATTATCAGTGGATAATGCCAGTCCATTGTCGGTTGCTAAACAAATTGTTGAAGCGGCTGGCGGTCTGATTGAATCCAATCCAGATGGTTCTATTGTAGTTAGACATAAGTGGCCGGTTGCTGCCAACTTATTGTCTACAGATTCAGCAACATTATTAGGTGATAATAATTTATTCTCAGTTACAGAAAGCAGCGCCAATGATAATGAGATTAATAAACTCAGAATACTGGATGCTGATTCTACTGATAGGGATACGATGGAATTTGTTCAGGATGAGAATGACTGGAAGAAAGGTGTAGTTAGAGCCTATCCGAGTCCATGGCGTGCTAATCTATCAATCACAAAGACAAGAAATTCACCGCCTATTTATCTAACGGGTGAATCACAAACAACAGAATCATTAACTGAAATTATTGAATTCACTAATGGTGGTGGATCAACCAGTAAACCTATTTCACAATTAACGACGGTGGTTTGGATGGATGTTGACTTGGGTGGATTGTCATTCCAGCCATATTCGACTGAACTGACTGCATCTATTCATGGTTGGTCGCTCGCTGAAGTTACTTATGTGACTCGATATATGTATACTAATGCTAGAACTGAAGAAGCAACATCCGCTCAATTCTTATTAGAGGAAGAAATATAATGGCTAAAAAAGTCTCTGCATCACTAACTGTTAATTTTAGTGACTCTACTTCTGGTTCAGATAGTGGTGGACTTGTTCTTGAAGTCGATGACCGAGATGATGGATTAAACAAAGGCAATACATCATTTAAACCTGGAGATACTGTACACACCTTACTCTATAAGGCCTCTGATATTACCTTGTTATCTGGTATGCCTATCAATACCGCCGGTAGTTATGTTCCTGAAGGCACAGGAACTCGTGTTGTCACTGAAGAATACATTACGTTTACCGATTCAAATAGTGGTAGCCTACAATATCCAGCAACAACGGCAGTTTCGTTTAGTTGGGTTGGAAATGCTATTCGCACCGATGACGTATCTGGTGGAGTTACTATCAATCTAAAGCGTCAACAGAATATTGAACTCAGCGGAACTGTGGTCGGAGTATTGAAAGCCTCTTACTCTGCTGGCTATACGGCTTACAAATTATACAGTGTACCTAATGAAATTAATCAGGTACTTCTATTCTTTGCTGGTGAAATTGCATGACCGATATTATTGTCCAACGATGTAATGGTGATCGTCCAGGTCCAGACCTTGTAGAACCGTTATTGTCTTCTGTGAATGCTGCCTTATCAAGAGGTCGTGCAGAACTCGACGATGGTACTCTAGCGACCAGTCAACGTATTGAATACGCATGGCTGGATCAACGATTAGGAAGTACAGTAGAACTCGATGATCCTATTGCTGGTAACTGGCGCGGTAAAGTAACAGGAGTTCAGCACTCGATCAGTATTGATGGAAACGGTAACATCACCGGACAAACCGATTTAGACGTGAGAGTACCCAATGCATCCTGTTAATGATTTAAAGAGATTACTTTCTAGGAATATCCGGCAAACTGGAACTGTTGTGAATTCCAATCTGGATATAGTGACAGTGGCTACATCAAAAGGGGTAGTCTCGGTTAAGAGACTACCCGGTGATGCAACGCTTTACAGGAATGGAGATACGGCGGTATTACTGGATGGGCAGGTTATTGGCAGGAGAAGGGGTTCTCCACAGATCTATGTAGTTTGATTATGAATGTTTATAAGACTCTCCATTTGGAGAATTTAGAAAGATAATATTCTCTGCATATTCAATTCTTACATATCCATCACTACACCTTTCAAGTAGTGCAACTGGATATATTTCATCTGAATTTCCTTCACTGCTAAAACACAGTAAATAATATTATGTGTTGCTATCTTCATTCTTGATGATCACTTTTCTGATATAGATATTATTCACAACATCATCGATGTTCATTAATTATCTCCTTCATTACTAAAATAAAAAGTAACATCTTCAGGACGGCAAGCCTCACCATTTATGCCTTTGAACTTTACAAATATAAATACATCATTACATGATGACAATGTTCCGTGTTCTTCATCACAAAATTCCATATGGAATGTTACACTTCTACCTACATCATTTTTTGTTAAACTTTTAATATCAATCATTAATCATCTCCTTCATGTTTAACAAACTCTAGCGTATTTTCTAGCAAATCTATCATAGGTTGTGGATCATAATCACTTACAGTATATACACTATCACAATTTCTTCCAGTATACCTAACAATAGGGCATGGCACGCCATCTGTTGATGTACATGTATGGCAATACTTGCAACATAGAGCGCACGTATCATCTGCAAAGAGCATTTCTTTAAATGAATCATCATCATTAACAATGAAATGATCGTTATACTTTAGTTGGTAATCTTTTAATACATCTTTCTTTGCTCCACTCCATTTAATAATGGAATGTTCTATTCTTTTAGAATCATTATCTAGTGTTTCACTATCTGCTGGTACTGGATAGTATTTATCTTTCCAATCATCAAAGCTCATATTAATCTCCTTGCTTCTTAGTTCAATCTTTTATTTATCTTAATGTCAGCGGACGCCAAAGTTCAGTATGTCTGCTTGACATCCAGTTTTTGTGCCGTGATGTGTGAACATGAATTTCAACATTAACGCTTGCTCCGACACCAAACCTAACAGCAGTCTTCCATTGTGCATAGTAATCTCCAAAACATTAATTAGATTTTGATCTTGTATTTATACACTTCAAACAAGCTATTTTGAAGGAATGATACCATATGCCAAACAACCAAAACGGTTGTCGTTATCCATTTCTGCCTTACTAATAATACTACGTCCATCAATACGCGTTGCCTTAATGTTATCAGCTAAGAATGGAAGCAACCACAATGGAATTAACCGTATTGGGTTGTCATTACTCCACAAACGAAATCCCAATCTATCGCGCTGATCGGATGTCAAATCATCTAGTTGAATATTACCTAATTCTCTATTCATATTTAGCAACAATCCTGGAATCTCTCTAATTTGCTTTACAGCAAATTCATCGCTCCAATTAGTATACGTCATAACCTCTGCTGCTCTATTAATAAGCATACGCTGAATCTTTTCGCACTTTTCAAATGTATTCATTATTCATGTCTCAAAATAGTTGTATAATAACTTATACTACAATAAAAAACCCCGCATTGTAAGCGGGGTTCGTTTAACTGAATTCGCTGTTATTCAGTGAATTCGATTTCTTCCTGCGGCGAAACCTCATCTTCCTGTTCGGTAGGAGAAACCTCTAGGGTATCCAAAAGCGCCTTCATTCCTGCCTTGTCATCCTTGCTGATGCCATTGGCCTGGGCATGCTCAATGAACCACGGTGGACGGCGGCCACGGCCATTCCAGGCATTCTCTCCAAGACGGTACTTAATGGGAGCCGGTTGGGTCGGAGCATTGAAGTACGACAGCAGATTCTTGATGCCGGCCTTTTCAGCTTCTTCCTTAAGGGAATCCACCTTGGACTGGAACTCGCGCCGGGCACTCTCAAGCGCCTCGGAACGCTTGGCGGTAAGTTCGGCC